CTTGAAAAGTTAGGAGTAACAGTTTTTGTTTCTTCTTCTTTTGCACCTTGTATTTGCTTTACTCTCTCCCCAAAATCTACATCTCGTATGTTCTCACTCGTTCCGTCTTTACTTCTAATAGCGTCTGCTATTTCAGTAAATAGACTTCCTAAATTATGCCATTTTGCATATAGAGTTACATTGCTTTCTATTGTGTCGCCTGCTTTTGCTCTTGTTTGGAAGTTGCTTTCGTAATACCATGCTACGAATGTATAACCTGCTCTAGTTGTAGTTGGTAATGGGTCAGGTAATGCTGTTTGCTCTGACAAATCAGTTACTGATGTACCACCGTTTTCTTCAAAGGTGATATTAAATCCACCAAATACAGGCGGATTTTCGACATAGTATGTTGTGTTTATGGTTGGATTACCTGTAAATGTTCCACCTGTGTCAAGTAACATATAGGTATTCCAATTTGATGCTGTCGTTCCTTCTCCACTCGTAGGAATTCGCCAAGCATGTTGATAACTTCCCGTTTTTGTTGTTGAAACTCTGAATGCTGTGCAACCTCTGAACATAGAAGTGTAACAATAATCTGCTAATGTAGTAGCAGGTAAACTCGGTGCTGTGGTTAAACTTGTGCAATTTCTGAACATCATATAGTAACAATAATCTGCTAATGTAGTAGCAGGTAAACTCGGTGCTGTGGTTAAACTTGTGCAATTTCTGAACATAGAGTCATAACAATTATTGGCTAGTGTTGTAGCAGGTAGACTTGGTGCGGTTGTTAATGATGTGCAACCATTGAACATATAAGAGAAACAATAACTAGCAATATTAAATGTGATAGTGTTATCGCCCAGGTTATTGCATAATAAATATCTTAAATCACCATAAACGTGTAATTTATTTGATGCATTACCACTAAATACCCATGCATTTGAGTTAGAGTTTGAAGTATATAAACTTTTTGCACCCGTTGCACGACCTCTAAACCATATTTCATCACTACTAGCAGTTGTTACATCGCTTGAAATATTAGTCCAAGTTGAACCGTTATCAATTGAGTATTGTAATGTTACTCCACTTTGCGTAAAATTCGGTGTAATTGTTCTAGGACTATCGCTTTTGAAAACGACGACATTAGTTGGATAACTTGGTTCTTCTGCCATTAATATTCACCCCCTAACAGATTGTCTAATGCGTTTGATATAGCGTTATCTACATAAGTCTTAACTGCTTTTGGTGAGACAGTTTTTGTATCACTTGTTTCATCAGTTGTAATGTTTGTCGAAATGGTAGGAACGGTTGGAATAGTAGGTTTATCAGTTAAGTCATTATAAGAACCTGTTAATGCTACCGTTGCCAAGTCTTCACTTTTCACATAGTCGGTTAAGTCTATTTTTTCAGTTGAAAGTTCTACAAGGGTTGTGCCATTCCACCAATAGTCTGGTGACGCTAAATCTTCTATGTAAAAGTTTGTTCCTACTAGTAATGTTTCTACATTTTCTGATATTTCTAGCCAAGCGTCTAAATCTGCTTTTGTTTCAAAAGACATCGCACTGACTTTTCCCTCTGCTATCGCTCTTGCTTCATCAATCTTGCCTATTAAAAATGGGTGTGCTAATTCGTTTGTGTTGTGTGTTGATACTGCGCCTTCGATTTCTTCTGTAATATTTGTTTCTAAATTTTCTGCAAACTGTTCTAATTCACCAATTCGGCTTTCGTGGTTCTGCAATGTGTCGTCAATAACATCTATTTGTCCTTGCAAATCATTATCTAGGTCTGCTATTTCTTGCCTAATGTCTAAATGCGTTGCTTCGGTGTTGGTGTTGTGTTCGCCGATTGCGTTGGTTATGTTAACTTGCACTTGTTCTAATTCTGCGTTTGTTTCTTCAACGATTCTGTCAAGCTCTTGTATCATTGAGTTGGAAGTGTCGACAATCGGCTTAACGAAGGCTTGTTTTAATTGTTCGGCTGGTATTTGCGGTCTATTTGGTAACGCTATGACGGAGTTGGCTTTAATTTTGTTTTTTGTTTCTGTGGTCGTTTTATTTATCGCCATGTTATCTCACCCCTCTGTTTTTGTTCGTGATTTTATAAGTTAATACAATCTCATGCAATATGCTATCTCGATCATTTGTGCTTGCAAATGTTACTTCGGCATAGTTGCATTTGATATTTAGTTTTTTGTTAATTGAAGTGTAAAAGTCGTCTGTATCAAACGTGAAGTTTGCAAAGTCAATATCAGCAAAATTAAACAAGCCGGCATTAGACACGTCAACCTCTTTTTCTTTAAAGTTGCGTGTGCGTATAAATATATTAGCAATACTGTTAGTAATCTTTTCAGGCGTAATACTTATGCCTGTTATTTTTTTTGTAAACAAACTTGTGCCAAAATTGGTGATTGGTAGTGTAAAGAACGATACAACTTTATTTTTTAAAATAAAGTAAGCTACAAAGCCACTATGTCCTTCACGTGTTTTAATATCATATGGCACAACTGTCCCATCACTTGTAATGTGATTTACCAGTACAAAGTCGCCACTTTCATTAATTTTCGCAATCGGTACTTCAAAGTCCATTGTATTTACTTCTTCTTGGTTTTCAAACAGAGTGTATTGTAAATCATACTCAACTTCGTTTTCGCCTTCAAGTACTAATTCTTTAATGCGTATGCCATCACCATCTTTAAGTTGTTCGATCAATTCGTCATATGCTTCTGGTATTGTAAACACGCCATCGTTGTATGTAATACTATCAACTGCTACGTATGTCTTGTCGTTTAAGTCGGTTCTGTCAAACACAAATTTACATATTTGTCCTTGTTCTGTACCGAAGTATAATTCGTTATTTATTACAAAGAATAACCTTGCGGGAATATTATCCCAAAACCACCACTCATATGAGAAGGTGTCTGGCATATCAGTTGAGATATAGTTTTTAAATCTTGCGTCCGCCACATAGCAGTTGCCGTTTACTGCCAAATAATAGCGATTATCAAATGCGATTGCAGTTGCGTTTTTTAAGTTTTCTTCTTGCGTTAGTTTACCGTTAATTAGCCAACTTCTATCTAATGCGTATCTTTCGCTTGAAGTAATGTTTTGCGATAATGCAAGTCCAAATACTCCGTTTCTTGATAAAAACAAATTATCGCCTAGCAAATTATCGCTTGTGTTTCGGGCTATCATGCCTTCGCCAACAGCCGACTGATTTATTGTAAAAAATACTTCTTTCATTGCATTTCCATAAATGTCCGTTACGGGTTCTCCAAGAGGACCTAATGCATTACCTAAATAGGAAGTGCGTATGTATAATATGTCTTTCTTTGTTGTTGCTTCCTTATGAATTGCCATACTCCCATCACCAAGTATTGTGTAGCCTATGTTCTTTTCGTTGTGACTTCCTATTGCTGTATAACTCGTTTCAGGAAAATATGTAAAATCACTCATTGTTTTTATGGCAGTTTCTAACGAATAATCACTGTGCCAATCATAATTTGGTTTGTCAGGATTGCCACTTAAAAACAAGAATTGCCCACCTTGTGCGTTAAATAGTGTTCCAAATGTGCATTTGTTTATGTCGTTTATGTTTTCTTGGTTAAAGTTTTTATATGTTACAATTATGTTTTCTTTTGCTTTGTCTGGTGATTCAAACGGGTCAAACAACACTAAATATGTTGCGTCTACTCTAAAATACGCCCTACCAAATTCAATGTTGCGTTCATCTTTTAATGAAAAATAATTAGTTACAACACTTGAATTGAGTTCTATTGTCTTTGTAACAGGCACATAATTGTTGTCTACCAAATTGTAAGTTACATAATTGATTTCGACTTTTATTGTTCCGTCGTCAAAATCTGCTACACCGTCTAGTTTATATTCGTTTTCTACGCCATAATAAAATAAAATTTGGTTAGAAAGTCTTTTAACACTTGATACTGTTCCTCTTACTAAAATTTTGTTTGTTGTCCAGCCACCACTCGAAGTCCATAATACTTGTTCATAAGGAGTTTGACCCGTTTCTTCCCATCGATATTTAATTTCTGTTGGAGTGCTTATAACATAGTAAGTGAAAGTATAAGTTCCGTCGTATGTTCCTTCAACTTTTAATAATGGTGAAGAAATGCCGTTTGTTTCAAGCGAAGTCATTGTTGCTTTTGTGTCAATTATAATTGTTTTATGTGTATCTTGGCCTAAAACATCGCCTTGTTTTACTTCTTCATATGTTTCACCAAATAATCTGTTTTTGCGTTTAGGGCTTAATTTGTTTGGTTTTTCAAAAGGTATATATTTGTTTTCGTAAAGCGTGCTTCCTTGTTTGCTTATACCAATCGCTGTTGTTGGTATATAAGCGTTTTCGGTAACTAACTTAATTGTTGTTCCGTCATACACAAGATAAGCACCACATAATAAAAACAATTTTTCATCATTTGTTACGCCATAACTTATTTCATCGGTAAGTGTTACTCCTATTGGTAAAGTCAACTCTTCTAAATGTGTATATACGCTATTTATATCAAAACCACTTGTTGTTTCGTCTCTTTTAAATACACGATATAATTTTGTACCTATGTGTGCTATGATATGTTCTTCTTTATTTGGTGCTATATATTGCCATACACCATTGACTTTGCCGCTTCCTTTTGCAACTTCGTTCCAACTTGGTCGCTTACGATTAACACCGTTTTCGTAGATGTAATTTTTCATATTTGTTGCTCGGTTTGGCGCTACGTTCATTTTTGTGTTCGTGAAGTCAACGCCCATGAAGTTTTTAAATGTTATTGCTTTGTCTGTGTCGTTGTCTGCTACAAAGTTTAAATTTACTCTTGCCATTATTAATCATCCCACTTATAAATATTATAATGTTTGTTGATAATCGGCGGCACTTCTTCGGTGTTAGGCTTGCTTTTGCGTATTTGGTCATTCTTTGGCGGTGTTGGTAAGTCATTTAAAAAGCCTTCAAACACGCTAAATGCTTTTATTGCCATGTTTTTGTCATCTTCTTCGTATAAGTCTGCTTTGACAAAGTAAGGCACTATTTCTAGTATGTAATTGCTAAGCCCGTGTTCTTCTTTTAAGTCGGTATCATCGCTTAAGTTATTTGGCAATCTTTTTAGCAACCACATTTCAATGTCTGGCTCATATTCGTGGGTAACGTTTGGCTTAATTGCTAGTTTGTTTACTGCGTCAATTCGTGCTAATGCTCGATTAATACTGCCCATGATATTTGTAAGTCGTGTTGCATATTCATCATTGGCAGTCATTTCTTCGGGCGTAATATCGTATTCTATATCAAACATTACTTTTAAACACTCTAATTTTAATTCGCCTAGTGTCATTTCTCGTTCTCCTGTTCTGATTTAATTTAAAAAATAGGCAAGACAATTTGTTATCACTGCCTTGCCTTTCGTGTCGGTTATTTAAAACATAATACTGCCGCTTTTACTAGCGTGTCAGTTGTTTCTAATACCACTTTGCCTTTGTCTTCGCCGTATGTATTTTTAAAGCGACCGCTTTCTAGTCTAATGTAATATGTGCCACCATGTCGTAAATCGTATGTTTGGTCTAATATTCCTTGTATTGAGTTGCCTTTAAGTATTGTAATTTGTTTATCCCCACTTACTTCTTTAACGTATGTGTCAGTTAATGGATTTGAGTCATACATTCGTGTTCCGTCTGCTTTAATTACGTCATCATAATCAATTTCGTCATTATCTTCATCAGCATCGCTCGCGACCACTTTAATTGCATCATCGTCGTCACTTGCCGTTTCAACGTGATAAGTCGGCACAGTTGCGGTGTTTTCGACAACTAATACATACTTATCGTCGGGCTTTTCCATTTTAAACTCAAATTGTTTGGTTGTTGCGTCTGGCTCTTTTAAAAATCCTTCAACCTTTAATACATAATGTCCTGCTTCATATTCGCTAAATAACGGTAAACCGTCTATACCGATCAATGCGTCGTCATTATAGTTTATTTGGTTTGAACCCGCATTTTTTTCTACAACTGTTAATTTTCCTGCGGTTCCGCTTTCTACTTCAATATAATAGTCGTGTGGGTATATTGCTTGGTTGTATTTTGTAAATTGAATTACGTTTAATTCTGTTCTTGCCATTATTTCACCTGCTTTCTATCGGCGTGTCGCTTATGGCAATTCAATTACTTTAACTAGTAAGTTTGCGTCAGTTCCTGTTAAAATTACTTTGCCTTTATCTTCACCATATACGTTTTTAAATTTGCCGCTATCTAACACTACCCATGCAATTTCATCTTTTGCTAGCGTTAACGAAATGTCATTTGTGCCTTGTAAGCCGTTGCCCGCTTTGATTGTAATGGTTTTGGACGCCTCTGATGAAACGGCGTTTTTAATGCCGATAACATATTTATCGCCACCTTTTGCCATTACAAAATATGCTCCGTCTGTTCCGTCGATTGCTGCAAAATCGGTAGCATCTGTTTCTTTTATGAACGTGTTAAAACTTGTTAATTTAATTGGTTTAATTTCTGCTGCTGCCATAGTTTGTTACCTTTCTCCTTTCTTTCAACACGGGCTACTAATAAGTAACCTTAATGTTGAAGATTTCTTTTGGTCTTGTTACCATTGCATCAAATACGATATAACCTTTGATGGCGTCTGAAAAGCCGCCTTCAGGGCGATATGGTTCGCTATGTGTTAATGGGTGAACGTATGCTACTGCTCTGTCTGTGCGTACAGTTACATATTCATAATAAGCGTTTACACCATCAACCGCCGCAACCGTCTTAACGTTGTTGCTCCAAGAAATGCGTAGGTTGTTGTATTCTACGTATTCTCTACCTTCAACTATTTTAACATTGTCTGTTAAAAATTTTGCTAATGCTCTACGCACTAAGCCGAAGAATTTTGGTGTGCAGTCTACATATAATGGTGTGCTGTCTGGAATGTTGTTTTGTCTTGCTTTTAATACAACTTCGTCAAGTAATTCAAGAACGTTTTGTGCATCGCCCGGTGCGGGTGTACTGTCGCTATCACCAGCAGTTACTTTAATGTAGCCATAAGTAGCGTTTGAAAAAGCGTTTGTAATCACAGGAACGTCTGCTCCTACGAAAATTGTTTGTCCTAAGTAAACGTCAACTTCGTTTGCTAATGCGTCAGTTGTTTCTGCACGATATGCAGCCATTACTTTACCATCATTAAGCATTTGCCATTTGTCAATGTCGCCTACATAATAGTTGAAATAGCGAATTTGCTTAACTTGTAACGTAATGCTGGAGTTGTCAATCATTTCTGGCCCATTAATATTTGTGTGGAACGTTTCTTTACTATCTGTTGTGGTTGAATAAATTGTAGGTCTACCAACGTTTAAGATGCGAACGCTATCGCCTGCTTGTTTTACGTCGCCCTCATATTCTCTGTTTGTGTGTTGTGCTAGTTTGTATTTTGGTTTAAGTTCTCTGTTTAATGCTTCATTCCATATTGTTGGAATAAATGTATCGTATGCCATTGTTTAATCTTCCTTTCTTCATTTTTTCTGCTTAATTAATGCTTCTTGTGATTTTTTTACCAAGTCCCAATTTTTACTAATTTCGGCTTGGCTCATTTTCTTTAATTCTTCAAAAGTGTAAAGTCTTTCTTGCTTTGTATCTGCTCCGCTTGGCTTTAAATCGCCCGGACTTGCAATAGTCTTAGCAAGGCGTTTCTCCGCTAGTTCTTGTGCTTTAGTATCAATCTCGCTAATAAACTCTTGGTAATCCTCATAAATTTCCGCAAGCGGCACATTACCCAGTTTGCCTTTTGAAAATCTTTTAAATCTTGTGTCTGCAAACAACTCATCAACTTTTACGGAGGGATATTTTTTTACAAACTCCTCACTGTCTTTTCGTAAAAACTCTTCACGCTGTTTTGTTTGCTTAGTTGCTTCTCGGTTCTTTAATTGGAACGTCTTGTAATCCTTTAGTGATAACGGGTCTAGCCCTTCCTTTTCCATTTCAACTTGTGTCAAGTAAAACTCAACATCTTCATCCGTTTCCATCGGCTCGTCAGTGTAAGGGTTTGTGTCTTTAAGCGCTATGCGTATTCCCCTCAACTCTGCTTGCCGTTCTAGTGCTTTGCGTTCTTGTTCTAAACGCTCTTGCTCTCTACGCTTTTGTGCGTACTCAGCATTTGTTTTCTTGTCTTGCTTTTTTGGTACTTCTTCGGTAGATTGTTCTTTTTGTTCTTTCTGTTCTTCTTGTTGTGTCTGTGTATCATTATCGCTAAAATCTTCGTTAATTTCGATTTCGTTTTTGTTTTCTACCGTTTCAACCGTTTGTTTTTGTTCTAATTCCATTGTTCTGTCCTTTCTTGACACGCCTATCGGTTGGCGAAGTCTGTGATTTTTACGCTATCCACTTGCGAATTTTTGTAAGTGGCATTTTTGCGCTTTTGCCTTGCGTAGTTTAAGGTGTGGCTAGTGGGTGGGCGGTCTTCCACCATCTCAGGTACTTCTTAATTATAAGAAGTGTGTTAGGAACCTTTCTAACCTCACTAGCCTTACACCAATGGCATAGGTTTTAAGTCTCTATACCGACTATCCCCTCTAACGCATTAGAGAGGGAAAAGTAACTCCTTCTACGAACGTAGATGAGCTAATGCCGCCTGTAATTCGGTTGTGAATTACCATTTTACGGCTTCATTCTCGGTACCAGAATGAAGGTGTCTGCGCTGGTACACGTTATCAAGAGGTGTCGCAGTTTTTATCATCAGTATAAAGGCGGGGGATAAATGGTTAGGAGGTATCCCACTATCCCCCATCGGGAAAGGAATAAATTTAAGAAAAATGCTATTTAGGTTGTTGTGGTTGGGCTTGTCCTCCCATTAATTGTTGTAACTTGATTGAATACTCTTGTTGCAAACTTGCATTAATCTTGTTTGACTTACTTAATTCTCTTGCGAAGTTTTGAATGTCTGCTTCTTGTTGTTCAGTTGTTGCTTTTAATTGTTCAATCATTTGCGCTTGTTCTGCTACAAGTTGTCGTAATTGTTCAACTTCTTTTTGTTCTTTGAAGTAGATATATTCGCCTAATGCTTCTTTAAACGGCATTGCGGTTGGCGGATATTCTTGGCGATAGAAGTCAAGATCTATTAACTTCATTTCAAGCAATTTGTCTAGTAGGTTCATAGCCTGAATTTCGCTGTATTGTGTTCCTGCTCCCGCTTCGACAATTATGTTAAAATTGATGTCTTGGAACTCTTCGCCATTAAAAATATCAGCAGTTGTTTCAGGAACGTTTTGCATTGGATTTGCTTGTCGCATTGCAATCTTTTCTTCAAGCGAATTTTTATACGTGAACGGTTTATTGTCGTAATATAACTTAAAGAACATTTCAAGTATCTTACCTTCTCGTTCTTTGTGTTGCCAAAATCTCTTTCGTTGCATTTCGATAGGCTTTTGTGCTTGCGCTTGTAATTGTGCGATTGCATAACCTGATAAGTCTTTACTTATCATTTCGCCCGTAATTATTTCGGTTGCATTTGATACGGTTCTTATTAAGTCAATAAGTGCTGGTGCAAATTGTAATGCTTGTGCGGTAAACGGTGTTGCTTGTAGGTTTTGTATTCCCCACTGATTACCCGGCGTATAGTCAACAACCACTTGACCAGGTTGATTGGTTAATGTTTGCCCTTGTAATGCGTTTGGTTTAACAAGCACTTTTGGCGCTCCAAGTTCTTGCAAGTTTAATGCTCCCATTGCAAGATTAAAATTGACAAGTTTTTGTGCCACTATCATGTTCTTAATTTCGCTAAGACCATAAATACAGTCGTCGCTTGGGTCTAAACTGCAAATCTCAATAGGATACCGTGTTGCCATGTAATAATTTTCTTGTTTGTCTTGTTCTAGTTTTTCGTCTGGTTGGCTTGTGCCTTTACCGTCAACGTCTTTGATTTTAAATTTCTTTGCCACCAAATATGGATTAATTGGTGTTGCTTCGTCTTTTAAAGGCGTAAATTTAGTTGAACGCTCATAATACACTTCGCCATCTTTTTTAAAGTATTTCGTTAACACCGTTACAAGTTCGCTGTCTTCTAGTTCTCGCTTGTTTCCATAAGGGCTTTCAAGTTCGTCAGGACAAATTTTATCGTGGTATTTCTTGTCTGCCATTTTTTTAACTTTACTTACTTCTTCACGAACTGCAATCATTATCCATTTTTGCTTTTGTATGTCTTTCTCGTTTGGGTCAGCTACATATACATTTAAAGGGTCAATCAGTTGACACCTTAAGCCTCCCTCAAACTTGCCTTTTTTGCCATGCGCCTCTTCGCTCCAATAATAATGTTTAACGAATGTGCCTTTTTTGCGGTCAGTGAGTATCGCTTCATAGTCAATGTTTTCCATACCCATCTCTTTAAGTATAAAGTGGGCAAAGCGTGTAAATTTTTGTGTTGCTACTTTGTTGTTTTCGGCTATAAAGTTCAACTTTACAGGACTGCCAACAATGTTTGACACTTTGTTGTCGACAATCATTTTAATGAAATTGAACACTGGTCGTGGCATTGTTTTGGTTGCTTCGGTTGGTTTTGCCCATTGGTCGCCTTCATAAAAAGCAACGTAGCGTGGGATTGCGGTGGTTAAGCCTTTGCTTTCTAAAAAGCGCTTGCCTCGTTCGTAGTCCCTCCACATACTTGTTATGTTATCGTCTTTGTATGTTGTTTCATCCGCCACACTTATTCATCTCCTTTTGCGCCATATAGCCATTCGCTAAATATTTGATTTGTCTTTGCCTGCTTTTGATTAAGTTCTTTTAGTTCGTTTGCTATGCCTTGATATACCGATAATGCTAGTTTTAAGTCCGCTAAATCGTGCGTAAGAGTTTGAGTTGTATCTTTATACGCTTTTAAAGTTTCGTTCGCTCTAGCAAGGCTTTTAAGCATTTCTTCTTGTGCTTTTTTAAGTTCTTTCGTTTCTTGTGTTAGTTTTACGTTTTCAGTTTCAAGTTCCAGCACTCTTTCGTATATTGCTTCGTGTTCTAGGCGTTCAAGTTGCTTTTCTATTGCTTTTAATCGTTTTCCCACTCTGCATAACCTCCTTTCGTTTCGTGTTTTATACCAAAGAATTTTTCAAATTCGGTTGGTTTATAAATATTGCTTTCCCTAGAAGGCGGATAATTCCAACTAATACACCAATAACGTAAAGCGTCGGGTGCGTGCGAATGTTCGTGGTTTGTTGCAAGCGCGTCGTTAGGGTCTTTTGGATCATAAACAAGCAATTGCAATGTCCTTATTAAGTTGGGACAAGTTTCAAATATACGTAGTTTTGGAAACTCGTTACCATGTTCATCTTTTGTCATCGATAGCCACTCTTTAACCATAAGCCAACCGTTTATTCTGTCATTGTTTGCTTTGGTTAAATAAATGCCGTTTTCAGCAAATATATCGGCAGTGCTACGACCAGTGTCACTGTGTCTGTTCCATAGATCAGGTGGTGCAAGATAAGCATATATCCTTTCGTTTGTATAGTCGTTCAGTTTCTTTATTGCTTCAGTTACAATAAGATTGCTCTCGTAAATCTCTTTATAAACGTAAGCATAGCCAAATTGGTCTAGCGCTATAAAGTAACACGCAAACATATCTAGCCCATAGTCAAACACGACATACTTACGCCAATCTTTTCCGATTGGTCTTGGCTTAATAACGTGTATACTTGTATCAAATTCGTCAAAAAATTGTCCTTCGATTGCGTTCCAATCGCCCTCTAACATCATGCGACGACGTTTCTCAGGCAGTCTTTCTAACGCTCTTACATAGTCGGGGTCATTTTCCATAATAAATTCGTTGTCATATACTCGCGCTTCAATAAATGTATAATCTTCGGCTTTTTCGGTTGGTTTATATTCTCTATCGACAAATAATCGTTTCAACTCTGCGTGTAATGGTCCACCCGGATTGGCTGTAAAATACATTCGTGGATTAAACGGCTCTTTGATGTTGCCACTAAGACGGTTACACTCAGTCAACGTTTGAAATTGGAACGGTGTAAACAATCCCGCTTCTTCCATAAAGATTACGTCATACGATTGACCTTGAAATTGTAATACATCGCTTTCGCTTGCGCAGTAACCAAGTTTAATACGACTACCATTTGGGAACAAGAATACTTTTTCAGCCACACGATACTGCGCTATGCCTTTAAGTAGTTTTTGTAGTGGTATTACGTGGTTTTCGTGTAGTTCTGGGAATGTTCTACGCAATAGCAATATTTGTATGCCTG